GGGCCTATCGTCGGGTGAAGGCAAAGACTCTGGTGCACGCCACGCCGTTGGTCGTTGCATCTCTTGACGAGTATCCAACGCACGATCTAAGCGAATTTGCGGTTTTCCAGCTTTGGTGACTTCAGTGTTTTCCATTTTTATGTTCCTTTTCTAAGTATGGCAACCTGTCTTGCATATTCTTCGATGGGCACCCCAAGGCGACGCGCAGTGGCGGCTTCTGATGCTTTTAAACGAATACGACTAGGTGGAGTACTTCGTGAGGCGGGTGCCACAGGCGAAGTAATTCTTGTTGCACGGCGTGGGGTATCTTCATACTCCTCTTCCGGTTCTGACGCCCTTTTCTTAGGAGGCGGATCGTCTTCCTCGTAGCTCTGATCACTATTAAAGTGCTCAGGGAATCTTTTGCGCATTGTTTTATCAATGGTTTGAAAGTACTCTTCAGTACCTACATAGTCCGCACCATACTCTTTCTGTAACTTCCTGTCAATGCCCATAGCAGTCATTGTCATTTCGTCGTCAACTCCCCACCAATCAGTATTGGCATCCACCCACTTTTTAGTGCGGGGGTTTAACTTGGGTTGCTCTGGCTGCGGGGGCTGAAACTCACGTTCTTGAATTTCAATGGGCCTTAATCCAGAAGCTCTGTCTATCCTAAGAGTAGCTTTAGCAATTTCTGCTTGGGCTTCGGTAATGGCGTCTACATCGCCGGATTCGTAGGCTTTCCTGTGCTGCTCTTTAGCAGACTCAAGATCTTTTTGGGCGGTAGACTGGGACTGCTCAATGTATGCTTTACTACCATTAGAAAGCTGTTGTTGAAGTCTTTTGTTTTCGCTATAGACTTGTTTGGCAAAGTTTTCTGCCGCTTCGCGTTCGCGTAGGGCTTCCTCTTTGGCGCGGCGTTCGTCGTGGTAGCCCTTGCCTAATTTCTTAATGCGGGCTTGAACTTTTTCATCGTATTCGGATAGTTCACCCTCGGTAACGTCTTCTACCTGTGCCTTCATGGGCTTGCGACCACGATCTTCCGGCGGGGTATCGTCCTCGATTTCTACCTCAAACTTCTCTTCAGCAGCAGCTTTCTCTGCTTTCTCATCGGGAAACTCGTAAGAGTCTTCAAACTTTTGTGTTGCCATGTATTACTCCTTATGCAGCACGGGTAATTCCGCGCGGATCTTCCACAACAGCCTCAACCGAATCATCGTTAATGATCCTAAATTCGCGGCCATGAATCTTCAGACGGGTGCCTGAATTGGGTCGGACAATGACAAAGTCACCTTCCTTGCACGACGGCCCATTAGGGAACCGAGCGGTATCTGTATAGGCATCAGGGCCTAGCTTTACTACAAACAGTACTGGGGTCAGTACTTCTTCATAGTGCATAGATTGATTTGATTTAACAATACCAATTTCACTATCTGCAAACTCTTCCATTGCTTCAGGAACAACGCACAGAAGTCGAAAGGTTTTAGGATCAGGCAACTGCTTTGCTTTATCCTCTGCACTCGTGTTAAGAATGCCGGACAAATCTACCGCAGCGACATCAAATTCAGTCATCGGAATACTCCATTTTCTTTGCAAGGTCTTTGACAATTTGATCTGCATGAGTTAGACCCCGAATAACTCCGCAGACGTGCCGATACTCGGCGAAATCCTTTGCGCCACCGCCACTTAAAAAAATGGCTTGATCCTCGCGTAACTTGTCAATTTCTTTGAGAAGGTATGTAAGCGTTTGTGAATTCATTTATCCACCCCTTTTGTTGTTAGGTTGATTTCGTTGTGCTCGCTGCATGGCCATCTGCGCTTTATGTTTTGCCGCATCAATACCCATACGCACTCCTTCCATCTCTTGCTGTTTGTCTAACTGATCTCGTTTTGCGGCTGACTGTGCGCCAACCTGCATAGCAGCGATTTCTTTTTGAGCCTCAATACGAGACTCTTCAATACGAATCTGGTCTGCTTTTGCCGCAGCGTCAATCTGTTGCTTCTGCTGTTTCAATTGCAACTCGCCTTGCTTGATCTGCAACTCTTGCATCTGCATCTGAACAATTGGATCTTGCATCTGTTGTTGTGCCTGTTGTTGCTGAGCTTGCTGTTGTGCTTGTTGAGTCAACTGCTGTGACGCTTGTGCTGTCATCATTGCAATACGATCCGCCAACTCTGGAGCCACTTGTTTGTTTTGCTCCTCATTAGGTAGTGGCGTACCAATTGCCATCTCCACTTGCTTGCGATACTCAAACGCAATGTGCTCGTTAATGTGCGCCATAGCCGCCGCCGCAATTGCTTGCGCTTGCGGGTTCATCTTCATCAACTGTTGAATCTTTGGATTCTGAATCATCGCCATGTGCGCCTGAATATGAGCCTCGTGATTCTGCTCAATGAACGCCTTGACCGGTTTTATGATTAGGATATTCTGGTTCTCCTGCACTGGGTCGGTTGGCACTTGGTCATCTTCGACCGGTACTAACTTGTTAGCATTCTTGATACCCAACACTTCAATCATCTGACGATGCAACAGAGGTAAGTTATAGAGTTGTGGTGCAGACTGAGCCAACTGAAGAACTGCTTGATACTGCACGATTTTCTGTGCCATTGTTGCTGCATTTGGATCACTAACAGGAATAACTTCTGTGCTGTCGTAATCTGATTTCTTAGCCTTACGACCTGCATCTTCTGGCTCATAGTCGTACTCCTCGGGCGTATAGTCAGCAATGATGATCTTGAGAAGCTTGAACTCTTGTTTCATGGTGTAGTGCAAACGCGCTTGCACTGCCGTCATCACTTTCAAAGTCCGCTCTAACAGAGCTAGTGTTGTACCCACCGGTGCATTAGTACTCATATCAGACACGTTCATGTCGCCACTGGACGCAAACGCCCGACCTTCTTGAACTATGTTCTGGAATAGTGCAAACAGAACCTGACTAGGTTCTTTATACGGTAGGGGTAGTATGTTGTCTCTGATTGATCCGCTTGGTACATCTACGTCTCTAAACTCTCCGGGCTGGATGGGGGTGTCGTCTCCCTTAATGCGTAAGCCGCGAGATTTAAGACCTCCGGGTAAGTTAGATAGCGTGCCAGCATCCACCAACTGTCGGATGAGCATGGTGGCGGACTTGGCGTAGCCCCCGATAAGGTGGATAAGACCATAACCATAGAAGCCAAAACCGGGGATGTATTGATAGTGGACAAAGTGCTGTCGCTTGGTGTGCAGTTCGTCGTCTTCATACCAATTTCTCCTTACGGCTAAAACCTTACCTGTGCCCTTCTCAATAGTCACTACATAGGGTAACGCAATCCCAGTCTTCTTACCCTTCTTGTCCTCATGCTCAAACCCAGCCAAGTCCAAGTCAACGTGCATCTCCAAGATACGGAAGCGATCATCGTTGATAGCTGACATGCCCTGCTCTTCAGCTTTCTGCTTCTCAATATCATCCAACTCATGTGTCGGCTCGCCTAAGTCTACGTCGATATAGAACCCAGCTTCTTGCAACTTCTTAATCTCGTTTTCAGTCTTACGCATGACGTGCGCGACTCGCTCGGCGGACTCAAGATTACTAGCACCATAAGGAACCACAATGTCTTCAGCGGGAATAAACACTGCTACTTGACGACCCTTAGCTGGGTCGTAGTACACCTTCTTAAACGCTGAACCTGCAAGCGGCAGTGACCACAACATCTTCTCGTGCTCGGGGCGATACTCCACCATCACTTCAGTTAACTGATAGTTCATGTCCTCGCGCACGCGGGCAGCAGCTTCTTCTTTAAGTAAGTTAATTGCGCCAACAATCTGAGTCTTGACTGGCCCCATTGCTGGGAACGTCTCCATCATTGCTTCAGACTGGAACCTAACAACGGACTCTGTCAACATAGGGTGGAATACACCACAAGCGCCCTGCCAAGGTTCTGTTCGCTCTTCGTAGTTCAAACCCAGCAACTTCAGGCCATCAACATAAGTTTTGATCCAGTCTTTGCGATCCATTATGTCTTTACCGAAATCCTCAATTAAGTCTGACCCGAGCGAGTCCAACTCTGCTTCGTCCATGTACTCAGCTAAGTTAGCATCGAAGTCTTCCGCTGTTTCTTTTTTCGGTTTTAAGTCAATCTCAATGCCGCCCATGTCTATGCTGACTGCCTCGGGATCCTCAATCTCAATTTCAATATCGGGCTGTTCTGCTAAGTCGGAGAGACCCATAGGTGCTTGATAAAGTGCTTTGTCCATTGAACTTGTTGCCATTTTGTGTCCTTACACTGTGTAGTACCGCTCGTTGCGGTTACCTTTGAAATACTGAATGTCTTCAGGCTCGTCGCTTGGTAAGCGTAAGAACCCACCTTGTCTAAACCTCATAAGTGCCAGAGTTGTTGCATCTACTAAGTCATCGTGTTCACCGGATGGGAACTCCGCAACTTCATCTACTAATTCTTCAGCCCACCTAGTCTGTGGAACCCATACTTTCCCAGACGCGATTATGTCTGAGACTGCGTTAAGACGGGCAATTTTGTCTTGGCCTTTACCCGGCGTGTACTCCTGCACAGGTATGCCCATTGCTCTTAGGTCATAGATCAACGGCGCTCCGGATGCCTTCTTCTCTATAAGCACTCCGTCTGGTTCAAACATGTTGTACTCAGCCAGCACATCTCGTTTCAGGTCAGGGTACTCAACACGCTTTTTATATGTGTTTAGAAGAATGATATTTTTTGTCATATCTTCTTGGTTGGTAAATATCCCCCACGTTGTACCTGCGGAATAGTCAGCCCTGTTGTTTTTTTCAAACGCCGTGTCCCATGTCTGAAGTACATACTCACACTCGGGGGGACGATTGGGTTCCCACCATTTCCACCAGTCGCGCTTCACAATAGCTGACTCATTACCTACGGGGTTCTGTTGATACTGCGCTTGCCATTTAGCGTTAGGTAGTTCGTTCCTAAGCGCATCCAACTCCTCCATTGACCAGAACTGAGGCCACAGGGGGTTGCCACTTGGTAGGATTGCAGGAAACTCAATGACTTCCCACTCTTCACCGCTCCTTGAAGCAGCAGCTTTAATCACTTGACCGGTCAAATCTCGCTGAGACCACCGGGTCATAACTA